GGTTCATTCAATTCGTCTTGCGCTTGCTGTAGATTGGTGTCTGCTTTCTTCCAGATTGCAGCCCGAGCCGTGACCGCAGCACGCTCAAATGCGCTGTTGTCCTCTTGCGGCTTGTCCTTTCTCCACTTGCGCCCCAACAGGTGCCCCACAACCCGGAGTGCGTCACTTCCGCTTTCCTGAAGATGGTCCGCAGTTTTTGCACGCAACTCCGCCCGGCGTTCCTTGGTGATGAGCGGGGATTTCTTCGTCTTAGAGAGGACGGTGATGTGCTTGAGGACAAAGCTCTTGAGTTTCCGAGCAGCCGCAGCCACCTTGTCCTTTTCGGGTTTGGTGAGCAAGGGGTCTTTGCCACCCAGCATTGCCATCTCATCAATGAGCGGCGTGACTGCCTTCAAGTTTGCCACAGACGACTCCGCATTCCGGAGCAGTTCAATCATCTGGGTAATGTATTCTTGCGCGGGGCTGGGGCGACCGTCTCGTTGAATGTCTCCGGCGTCCAGTTCCATGGCGGTGAGTTCGCGTCCAAAATCGGACTGTCCGAATGCAGCTTCGTCAAGCTGTGTCTGTCGCACAGTTTGCTTCCACGCTTTTACTGTGTCTCGAAAACGTGCCATCCGTTATCCCTTATTTTTCTTCGCTTCTTCTTCTAGCCACTGCCGTAGGAGAATCACATACACATCACGCTCAAACGGATACATGTCTTCCAGTTCAGTGATGCTGAATCCGTGGTGCTTCTTCAACTGGAAGTTCATCGTGTAATAGTTCAGCAGAGTCTCATGACTCTGCGTTAGTCGAAAAAATCCGCTAGCTCCGTCAACACGATATCCTCGGTATGCCCGCACTTGGTACACTTGAACTCCGTCTTGTATTCCAAGTGGGGGAGTGTATCGAAAAACTCTCGCAACTTTCCTGCTTGCGGAATAGACAACCCCTCAACGAATTCCCGAACATCGGCGGGGGGTTGTTCGGCGCACTCAAACACTTCGTCCTTGTTGCAGACGGTTTCCAGTGTTTCGCACAGGAGATCCGTAAGACTGGCTCCCTCGATTTCACCGAGCAACTTTCCAAGTTCCGAGGTCGGGTATCGCAGCGTAACTGTGATGTCGTCGGTCAGTTGAATCTTGTTCGTGTGTCCAGCGGGCACAGTCAGCTTCACATCGTCCAGATTGACGACAACCGGAACAACGTAACCGCAGGCCTCACCCTTTTCATCGGGCTTTTGGCAGACGTAGCGAAGTTCAATAACGTTGTTGACGGACTTTGCACGCAACTGAAGAAACAGGAATGCAAGGTCAAACGCCGGCAATTTATCCAAGTTCAGCTTGTCGAACGTGCAGGCCGCGATAACTTGGCGCACCGCCCGCTCGACTTCCTTCTCGTCTTCACTTTGTTTCGCCATCATCAGGATCTTTTCTTCCTTCACCAAATAGGGGCGGAAGGTGATGGGCTTCTTTTGCGTGTACAACTTGATAGTGTGTTCCGGAACGGCAATGCGCGGCAAACTCATACATTTCCTTTATCATAGCGACGGAGCATTTCTTTTGCCCACATCACCACATCGGTTATACGTTGTCCTGTCGGGTGGTTGGATACCCAAAGTTCTAAGTTATCATCTCGGTTATCATCACGTACGCCATTTTTGTGGTGCACCGTTTCATCGGGTAGCAGCGGACGCCCCAATATACGTTCCATCACAACAACATGTTCTAACCGGTATTTTTCTTTTCCACCATGGAGCGTTCGATGTAGAACAGCGTATCCGTCTTTGTTTATCCGGCGGCCGCCTTTCCAGCGCGGATGTTTTTCCCCAATATTAGTGCGATTACGCTGTGCCGTTAAATACCCTAAATTTTTATTTCGTTCTTGCAGCACTTCACTTAGAATACACCCACAGCTACGGGATGTCCCTCGCCGCAGCAAAAAACCTGTTACAACTTTTTCATTGCCGCATTCACATCGGCACAACCATGCTGTTTGCCGGCCGGCACATGAATTTTCTGCTCGCCGTATAACAGTCCAACGTCCAAATTGTTGACCTGTAATATCAATAAGCCGTTTGGAAGGAGTCCCCTTTTGTCTCATACTTTCTATTTATAGGTTTACATGAATTTCGGCGACCGGCGGGGGCTGATACGGAAGAACCTGCCAATACGAATAATTGAACGATACGCCGAATGTCGCAAATGAGTGCTGCGCTTCCCACTGAAGTTCTACATCCTGAATCATTTTGGGATACGCATTGACGATCTTGTACGTGATCGTTGGATGGTCCTCATCGTCCATTGTCGTTACGTAAAGTGTTCCATAGTAATCCTGCGGGAACCGCATGTTGAGTCCGGACGAAGGGCCGTCCTTCATGTTATGGATGAAATTCATCCAGTGCGTGAAGAACCGAGGCATGATGTTGTCAGACCCAACAAGCGGAAGATTGAACACTGCCGTAAGTTCACCAAACTCTGTGCTGTTTGGGAATGACTCGTCGTATCCGTAGATGCGCATGTCATGAACGTCGAATCCTCGGCTTGGGAGGTTGACTTGCCGACAAGTCAAGCCACGAGACAACCAATTGACGAACTGCGCTACGGAAAACTTGGGGTCAACGTGCTGCGCGACGGACGGGAACATGATATCAAAGAGGTTCACCCAGAAGTTAGAATGACTCAAACTTCCGACAAGGGCCTGCGGCAAAAAGATTTGGCACAGGAAGCGGTCCTGCCGCTGGAAGCCCCGTCTGAACTCTCCGTAAAACTGATTGAGATTGTACATAGCTTATCGGATTTTCTTGGCTGATTCACTCCAGACATTCCGCGCAGTTTCCTTTACAAACAGGTGCACTGGTAGAAACAACGCAACGTCCCATTCTCGCGCTCCGACTTTAAGCAGGGGCGTGGTAACATGACTCTTGAGATAGCACTTGATTGTTGGGCGAAAAGCACGGTACTTGGTACTTAGCTTCAATAGATGATACGTTACGCGCAGGCGCATCCGAATATCTCGTACAGTGGGACGCGACTTACGCCCCTCGCGAAATTGGTAAAGTAAATCAAACAGCCGGGCTCGATGATAGTAATCCAGATAGTGAAAGTTCAGCCCTAAAAATCTATCCCGCTGAACACTCAACACCAACACAAACGGGAATCTATCATAGTAGGGAAGTTCTCGCTTAAGTTTGGGGTCGTACATGAAAAAGTAGAGAAATCCGGGTTGTGCAGCATCTTGGCCGACTATTTGTTTGGTGAATCCACATCCGTTTTGAGTGTGTCGAACTTCGTCTTGCTCCACTTGCGTTGCCAGGCTGTTAGCGCAGAGGCGTAATTCCGGAAGAAGTACATCGCTTTCTTCTCGGCTGGAAGAATCCCGTTCTGCTTGACTACCCGCTTACGCAACTCATCAAAAATTCGGACAGCCGGCATTACTTACTCCCAAACAATTCTTTTTCCGTCACGACCATGAATGTCCAACCCTTCCCGGCGCAGAACTCCTGCGCGGCTTGCCACTTCGCTTGATTCACTGCGTATGTCATAGCCTCTCGCAAATACCGTTTCCCCTTGCGCTTGGGTTGCTCCGGAGGTTGCGACTGCTTCTTTGGCTTAATCTCTACGAGGAACGCTTTCGTTCCTGTGGAGGTCTTGACTTCCATCCACACATCAGGGAAGTATCGGTGAATCCGCCCGTCCACGGGTGATACGTACGGAATGTAGAATTCCTCTGATGCCCAACGAAGTATGCCAGGTGTAGAGTCGCAGTAAATGAAGAATTTTCTTTCCCATAAACTCCGAAACACGATATTCGTGGGGTCGCCCTGATATTTCGCTGGGTTCTTGGGTTGGTACACTCCGTGGTAACTCACGCAAACCCCTTTTGGTTCGGCACTAAATACAACGACACCTCTACTCGGTTCCTATTTAGAGTGCTATGGCAGACACAAAATTCCAGACCATCAATTTCCCGACATTCAAGTATCCTGAGAATGTCGGAAAGAAACCCTACGATAAGTGGATCCTGTTTGAAGCGAAGTCGGGTCGCCGCATCGGGCGCAAACCCATCATCGTGGAGCAGAATGGGGTGGACAGCACTCTCGGGGCCGTCGCACTCTACTTGACGGAATCCACACTGGACAGCAAGCTCTCTGTGGACTGGTCCGATACCGGTCCTATGGGAACTTTGATGGGGACCCTTGCGCAAAAGTTCGCAAATGAAGGGTCTAATCTATTCAATACAAAACTTCAAGATTGGGATGTAAGTGCCGCGTTCCGGCATATTTCTGGAGGTGCGTTGGATTCATTGAAGGCGGTTGCTAGAGCAGACAAGGGGATGATGGATAAGGCATTGGACTTCCTCAAATCTGCGGGCTTTGAGCATTTGCAGAGTGCAGACATTCCCGGGCTGGGTAATCTCAAGGAAGTGCTTCCACTGGCGACCGGTATGCGCGTCAACCCGCGTACTGCTGCGCTCTTCGATTCTGTTCAGTTCCGCGATTATGATTTGGACTTTAGAATGATCCCGCGCAATCGAAACGAAGCCCGGCAGATTGATGAAATCATCCATTTCTTCCAATTCTATATGCTCCCTGCATATTATGGGAATACAAAGGATAGCGGCGACGTAGACCCAAACATGATCGGATTTCCCTACGAGTTCGACGTAACACTGTACAGTGGAGACGACCCAGCAAAAACAGAATTGGGTCATGTCAACAAGTTTGAGCGGAGCGTAATCACGGGATTCAATGTCGACCACTCTCCAGACCAAAAGGTGATGTTCATAGAAGATGGTAAGGAGTTTTATCCCGTTGCGACAGACATCACTATCAGTATGCGAGAGATTGTTCTGTTGGACCGCAACTCTGACCAAATCAAACGGGACGGGGTGACGGACCTAAACGATCCTCGATACACCAGACAGACGCACAAATAATATGGATTTCTTCAAGCACTTTCCTAAACTTTCGTATACCTTCGTCTCTGACGGAGTGCCATTCAATGTGGACCTCGCGAACATTCTCGCGCATGTCAAGATTATGGATAGCGTACGTGCTGCGAGTGCTACGTATCATGATTACACGATACAGGATGGAGAGCGGCCGGATACGGTCGCCCAGCGGCTTTACGGAAGTGCGAGTTACACCTGGATCGTTCTCGTTATGAACAACATTCTCTCCCTCTACGATTGGCCACTGACAGAACGGGAGTTTGCGGAGTACATCGCAGACAAATATGGCTCGATATTTGCTGCACAGCAAATTTCTATCTATAAAACAGCACAGGGAGACCTTGTTGACGCGACTACGTACGGAACGCTAACGGCCGACGAACAGGGGAGCGTGCTAACTGCGTACGAACACGAATGGTTGCTGAACGAAGCCAAGCGACGTATCAAGGTGCTTCCGGAGCAGTTCGCGAGAAAGTTGACCACCGAACTCAAACGGCTAATGGCGTAACATGTCGGAGTATACCCTTCCTCGTCAAGTCCGGATCAATGCGTGCGCCATCTACTCTCCCGGCATGGAGTATCGGGCGGCCGCGGAACACCGAGATGCGATTCGCAACTTTGGATACAACATTCTTCCGCACGTACAGAAAATCGATCTCTACGAGTCTATCTTCGACAATACGATCTCTGGTTCTATCACATTGATGGAAAACAAAGGACTGGTAGAATATCTGCCCATTATCGGTGTGGAGCGGGTGTTCGTTTCGTTTTCCGTCGATGCTCCGTATCTCAAGACTGGTTCGCAGACGTTCACCCGCGAGTTCCGCGTAACGAAAGTTTCTGGGCAGGACTACACGAAGCACGACTATCGGATCTACACCCTAAATCTTGCCACTCCGGAGTTTGTGAATAGCCTCTCGTCTCGTATTTCGCGGCCATTCACGAACAAAACCTGTGCGGATGGAGTGTTGGAAATCCTCACCCGCGACCTAGATGTGAGTGTTGCTCGTATTGTGAATCTGGAGCAGACGGACGGGAAGACCGACACAACAATCCCTAACTACACTCCGTTACAGGCCATCAACTATTTTGCGATGTTGGCACAGACGACAGATAGGCCACGGGAAAGTAACTTCCTGTTCTTTGAAACGTTAGAGGGGTTTCACTTCAATAGTATCAGCAGTCTCATCAAACAGGGCCACGCGGCCACAACGCTCAAGACGCTCAACGTCAATCCCGGTATGGTGAACTTTGCGAAACGAGCGTCTATTGATCAAGTTCAAAATGCTGCGGATAAGATGTATCAAGAGCAGACCTTTGACCTCTTGATGGACATTGGTAGTGGTATGTTGCGCAGTGAGGTCGTTCACTTTGACTTCCTCGCCCGCAAGTACGCAGTTGTGGATTCACGCTATACCAAGACATTCAAGGATACGACACATCTCGATAAGTATCCCGTATATCCCGAAAACTACGACAAGACCCTCACCCCCTCAGTGCGCACATTTACGATTCCATCAAACATTTGGGTGACGCAATCGGATTACGCACAGCAGCGGGGAGAAGCAATACCGGAACAGC